TTGTATTTAACTATGTCTATGATGACTAGAACTTATACTTCAAACCAACCTTAGTTCCATAGCTGTTAGTATCGTCAGTCACAATTGAAAACTCACCATATACATCAATATTCTTTGATGCAACTACATTACCACCAACTTTACCAGAAAAGTTTGTTTCTGAATCTGCACCATCTGGGTTGTTAAGATACGCACCACCTTGTATGTAATAACTTCCAAAGGCATTACCATTCTCGTAGCCAAGATGTAAGTCAGTGCCAGAACCAGTGTAATCTTTGCCTGTATAAGAACCATTGTTCTCTACGTTTACATAGAATCCAGCAAACGCAGGTGTTGATAAAGCTGAAGCAGCAGCTATTGTTAATACTTTTTTGAGCATTATTAAAAAGAATAAAGCTCAATAATAATCGTTTTTATATTAATTTCAATAATTACTGGTCAGTTATTACTATGACCAAGGAACACCAGTAAATTTTGTAGGTGTCTTAGATTCTGTTATCTGTGCAGCGATTGATGTTTCTATTCTTGTAACTTCATCAGCACCTAGAGCAGATTTAGCCCATGCAACAGCGTTATCTTTTGTTATATCTGCATAAGCAGTAAACGACCCACTGTCAGCTTCAGCGAGTCCTACAGAACCATAAGAATAACCTGTATGCTCTCCATCTTCATCACTGGCAGTCCAGTGAACAGTAGTCACCACATCAGATAGACTTCCTACGGTTTTTAAACCTTCTAATGTAGCGTTCCAAGTAACAGCCATAATAATTTGTAAATACTTTGATTATATATTAAGTGTTTTCTTGTTCAGAAACACCATCAACTTTTTTTAAACCTTCAACTAGCTTTTGATTACCGATAATTTTTGTTGTAAGTTGGTTTAATTCTTGTTGTTTTGCTTGTATTATATTTTGAATCTGCTGTGCCTGTTGAATATCAGAATCAAGTATAGATTTTGTTTCTTCGTAAAGTTCCTGTGGGGTCATAAAAATTTCATATGTAAAAGTATTATACTAAGCAGTTTCGAGGGCTTCAACCTTACCTATAAGTTCTTGAACAGCAGCTACAAGTAAGGGTACAAGTTTAGATTGATCTATTCCTTGATAAACAGGTTTGTTATCTGCATCTACTTCATCCTTTGTTCCTGTTATAGCTTCTGGCACTGCTGTTACCTCATGAGCAAGAAAACCATCAACTGTTCTATCTGGTTCAGATTTAAAATTAAATCTATATGGTTTAAGTGTTTTTAATCTAGTGATTGCATTAGAGATAGAAATTACATTTTCTTTTAATCTGTAATCAGAGGTTGAAGCATAATTAACTGTAGTTGTACCATTATGATTAATTTTCCCCGCTACGTTTCCATCAGAATTAAGAAATTTAATGAAATCTGTACCTGTTGCAGTACGAGTTGTTTTTAAGACTATGCCATTAAGATTAGTACCATTAAATTTTAAACTTAAAAAGCCATTATCGATTACGCTAGTGTCACCAATAATAACGTTTTGAGACGAATCTATAGTCATAGCAGTATTAGCAGCCGTAGCAAATCTCATTGAGTCAGTTGAATGGTTGTAATCAACTATGCCAGCATTTTTTTGAGATCCTCCAGACGTTCCATCAGCAAAGTAAATTGATGAGTGATTACTAGAACCAGCAACAATAGTAATTCCATTATTTCCTGATGTTGTTCCTACAACTAAAAGATCTGCAGAATCATCAAAAGAGGCTGGACTTGTGTTTCCAATTCCCACTTTTCCCGAACTATCAATTCTAACGGTCTCTACTACTGATCCAGAGCTTGCCTCGTGAAAAGTTACACCACCTTTAGCTTCTATACCCGCCCAAGAATATTTTTTGTAAACAGTTTCATTGTTTGACGTAATCATCAAACCGTCATTGAATGTAGAAGTACTATTGTTTGCACCTTTTATTCTAAATCTTGCGTCAGATATTGAAGTAACACCCAAACCTATGTTACCAGAAGTATCTATTCTGAGACGTTCTGAAGTTGAAGTTATAAATTTAATTGCAGCACCATCAGAACCACCGCCCATTATATGTGATTGTATTGTTCCATCAGTTGTGGCGAATTGAAGTCTACAATTTTGAGAATCTGATGTTGGTTCTAAAACAACTTGTGGAGTACTTCCTCTCACAACTAGTTCGGCTTGTGGATTTGTAACCCCAATACCACACCGGCCTGCGGAAGTAATAACAAATCTTTCTGTACCACCTGTTGAAATATTAAATTCATCAGCACCTCCAGAAAAAATACCTGTATTTGTGTCATCATCAAAAAATAGTGAGGGTGATGAAGCACTGCCATCTGGTAATGGTAAAGCACCATCAAATTTTCTTAAATTTACAAAAGCGTTGTTTGCAGCGTTTCTAAGCTGCAACATTGAATCTGTTGTATTTGCAAAACTTTGAAGTGCGTATGTTGTAGAGGGTGCAGATGATCCAGAGATATTGCTAATAATGCGTTATTTATATCAGCCCTGACGTTTGCTCCTGTGGAGTTATCTATAACATAATCGTGTTGTGCCATTTCCTAATCCAAAATTTTCTTTAAGTATATCTTAAACCGCTACTAACTACCACGACCAAAACCTATTGCTGTATATTTAAAATTTCTATCTACATTACTACCACCATTTTTAATATCTATATCAAATCCAGTGCCAGAAATATTAGACAAGAAAAATTCATCGCCTGCTGTCATATTTTCTATCGTGATTCCTATTGTTGGTAAAGCAGAACCAACACTAATACTCGTACCACTAGCACCTGTAAAAAATGAATTAGTAAAAGTAACAGATTTAGTTGATGTTGTTGAAGCTATAACAGCATTTACAGTTTCAACTCTTCTATCAAGCTCTGCTTTATATCCTAGTTGATCTATTTCAATACTTTGTGCTGGATCTTGAGATTCTAATTCACATTTAAATTTAAATCCTCTTCCGACATACGTTCCATTAGCAAAAGTATTAAACCTGCTAAAGTTAGCTCCATATGTACAAGTACCAGAATTATTATCATCAACAGTTGAATTAACAGTAAAGAAATTAGAATCTGGTAAACTTGTTATTTCGTAATTACCATCAATCGCTGTTCCAGAAAAATTAATAACAACAAAGTCACCGACATTATAACCATGACTAAACTTGCTGATAGTAATTACTTTTCCTACTTGTGCATAAGTAGCTGAAACTGATAAATTTGGATCTAAGTTAGTAGTAGCTACAAGTAATTTTGCGTTCACATTAAATGCTGTGGCTGCATCAAAATCAGTCCAACTATCTATATTTGCTGTTCTTTTATCTATTAAATCGTTAGGATAAAAACCCTGTGTAACAAAATGCCTTGTCAAACGTAATGGTTGTTCTACTCCGAGATCAAGAGCATTAGCAAAATCATAAGTACCTCCATCTGTTGTATCTACATCACCAATAAAATCAAAATCAGCTATAGCATCAAAATCTGTTGCATTATCTAAAGTTTCAGTTGATCCTAAAACCAAACCATTTACTTCATCAGAGAAAAAACAATCTATTTTTGTACCGCCAAAAGGAGGTGAATCTGTATCTTCTCTATCATTAAAAACAAGGAGTTTAGGTAATGGATCGGGATTAACAACAACAACAGATGTCTCGCCAGAACTCAATCTACCACCATCATCTCTGAATTTAAGAATATATTCTCCATCAATAGCGGGTAGCATTGTTTCACTAACTGATCCAGAGAGGGCAGGGATTAAGTCAACAGAATTTGAAAAAGAGCCAGAACCATCTGTTAAATTACTGTGCCTGACTACCACGTTTCCACCATGCAAAACATCAATATCAGTAGATTTATCAAAACGTAATCTCATCAACTGATCTGAAATAGTTTCAACTCTTAAATTTTGAACATCACTAGGTAATGCAGTTTTACCAACAGATGTAAATTGTATTTCATTTGGTCTTTCACTTAATTTATTTATTACATTTATAGAAAATACTCTGATCACAAACTTACCATTAGTAATGTTATCTATATCAAAGTCAGTAGCTTTTACCTGTTGATTAATAAAGTTTCCATTATCAAATTTATATTGCAGATAATATCCAATAGCACCTTTAACAGCAGCAAAAGATATAGATAATCTTGCAACTGCTTTATTATTTATAACAATTAGTGATTCAGAAGCAGTTAGATTTACTGGTGCAGGTAGTTTCTTTGTAATTACAGTAAAATTCTTAGTTGGTAAGGGAGTACCATCCTCAATAAAGGCATATTTACCACTGTTATGTGATGCGGCTGTAATACTAAATGTAAGATTTTCCTGTTCCTGTACATTTACAACTCTCCATGTTGTAGGTTCAAGTGTCGTATTTTCTATAACCCAAACACTATTTGCCTGTGGAACGGAAGAAAAGGCAGAGGAAACAGTGACAGTAGCACCTGAGATGTTACTAATTTCTTTTGTTTCAAGCGTTCCGTCAGACAAGATCACTGATAGTTTTGCACTATTAGAAGTTACAAGATCAGTTGATGCTGTATCATCAACTTCTATCTGAGTTGTACTGATACCTGTCTTAATCCTTCCTCCTCTTCTCACTCCCTGTTTCATCTCATCAGCTATTGTTATTACTTGATTTGGTCTTACTAAGACCCCTGCTTCAGCAGTAATACTAAAGTTAACTATTTCAGAAGAATTATTTTGGTTGAACAGTAACCATTTCGCCATTCTTGAAGCCTGTCCTCTTGATGTTGTGGCAAAGCTTTTTATGGTCTGTGTCTTTATTCCATACCTTGACTGTGCTGTTGTGTCATCTACTGTTTCATAGTCAATAGCTTGAGT